AACCAAAAGAGGTTGAAGATAACGCAGAAAATGAATAATTAGTAACTATGGAAAAAAAACATATTCAAAATATAACTGAAAATGACGATTCAGTAACTATAACTTTTGGTAAATCTGATGACGATAACAAAGAAGGAGACAGGCAAGTTTCTGATAACAACGCACCTTTGGTATCAACAAAATCAGAAGAACAAAAAGAAAATAAAGAACAAGAAGATAATAAAGATAGTAAGCAAATGGAAGAAGAAAAACAAAAAGCAGAAGATTTAACATTCGAAAATAAATCAAACAAAACTGATCTTCATAATTTAACTTCAATGGAAAAGATAGCAATACAAGAATCAAAAACTGAAAAGCTATTTAGAATATTTGGTTTTAATAATAAAAAAGTTGATGAAGAAAAAAGAACTGTCGGTTTAGCGTTCTCGTCAGAAGAACCATACGATAGAAGTTTTGGAACAGAAATATTAAGTCATAATCCTAGTGATATTGACTTTTCGTTTATTGCAAGTGGTAGAGCGCCATTATTACTCAACCACGATTTTGAAAAGCAAATAGGTGTCATAGAGAAAGCTGAAATTAGCGAAGCAGACAAGGTAGGTCGTGCAGTCGTTAGATTTGGAAAATCAAAACTAGCTGATGAAGTTTTTCATGATGTCATGGACGGCATTCGTAGTAATGTGAGTGTTGGCTATGAAATACTGAAGATGGATAAAGTTAAAGGCGATGATGAGGACAAAGAAAAGCCAACTTATCGAGTTAACTGGAAACCATTGGAGGCGTCTATTGTTTCGGTGCCAGCAGACACAACTGTTGGGGTAGGTCGAAGTAATGGGCAAACATTAACCGACAACGATTCTTCTAAAGAAAGAATTGAAGTCATACAAAAGGTAAACACAATGGAAAAAGCAAACGAAACTCCAAAAGTTGAAGCACCTAAAGTTAATGTTGAAGAACAAATCGCTAAAGCGAGAAAAGAAGAAACAGCTAGAATTAAAGAAATTACTGCATTAGGAGCAAAACATAATTGTTCCGATGTTGCAAGTAAAGCGGTTAATGATGGCGTTTCTCTTGCTCAATTTAGAGGAATTGTTTTAGACAAACTTGGCGATGCAAAACCTTTGGACAAAAAAGACAACATTGGACTTTCTAATAAAGAAGCAAGAGACTTTTCTATAGTTAGAGCTATTAAAGCTATGACTACTGGAAACTGGTCTGGTGCTGAACTTGAAAAAGAAGCGTCTGATGAAATCTCAAGAAGAACAGGCAAAGCTCCTAGAGGAATCTTTGTTCCATCTGACGTTAGATGGCAGCAAAGAGATTTAATTTCTGGTGCTTCTGCTGATGGTGGTGCTTTAGTAGCAACTAATCTTTTAGCTGGTTCATTTATTGAAGCGTTAAGAGCAAAAATGGTTGTGAAACAAGCTGGTGCTTTAGTCTTAAGTGGTTTAGTTGGCGATGTTGCAATCCCTGCTCAAAATGCAGTTAACTCTGCGTCTTGGGTTGCAGAAAATGCAGCAGTAACAGAAGTTAATCCAACTTACAGACAAGTTACAATGGCTCCAAAAACTCTTGGAACATTTACTGACATATCAAGACACTTAATGCACCAATCAACTCCAGCTATTGAAACTATTGTTAGAAATGACATTATTAGAACATTAGCTAACGAAGTTGATAAGCAAGCTATTCAAGGTACTGGAACTAGCAATAAACCAACTGGAATTTTAAACACTTCAGGAATTGGTTCAGTTGCTATGGGTACGAATGGTGACCAAGCTACTTGGGCAAAAGTTGTTGAAACTTGGAAAGAAGTTGCTACTGATAATGCAGACGTAGGAGCATTAGCATTCTTAACTTCTCCAACTCAAGTGTCTAGACTTATGTCTATCCCTAAAGTTAGTTCATCTGATTCAGTTATGATTATGAACGACCAAAATAACTTAATGGGTTACAAAGTCTTTGCTACAACAAACTCTCCTGACAACCTAACTAAAGGTACAGCAAGTGGAACTTGTTCTGCTCTTACTTTTGGTAATTTCAATGATTTAATAATCGGAGAATGGGGAAGTCTGGATATATCTGTTGACCCTTATACTAATGCTGCAAAAGGTGGTACTAGAATAATCGGTCTTTATGATGTTGATGTTGCAGTTAGACACGCAGAAAGTTTTGCGGCAATTCAAGACTTAATTGCTTAATATTAATAATTAGGCGATTTTTAAGATTAGGCGAGGCATTGACCTCGCCTTTTCTTTTGGATAAAAGGAATACATTATGAAAATAAAAATAGTAAAACAAACATTTGTTAAAGGTCAATTAGCAGAAGCTGGCGATGTAATAGACGCTAGTGAAAATGATGGAAATTTATTAATCGGTATGGGAAAAGCTATTGCTTCAGCAGAAGATGTTAAGAAACCTGAAAACAAAGCAGTAAAAAAAAGAAGTATTTTTTCTCGTAAAAAATAACAAAGGAGTAATATGTTAATTTTTGGAAGAAAGCCAAAGCATTGGTTTGCTAAAGCTAAAGAATACAAATATCATATTCTTGGTGGTATTGTAGTTATAGTTGTCTTATCAGCATTATTTTAAATGAGTGTTGACTTTATCAAGTATGGAAACAGAAAGATAAAAGTCGAATATGGACATTTAGATGATTGTTATGGTTTGTTTGACCCTAATCTTCACACATTATATATTGATAAAAGACAAACTGGTATGAGATTATTCAATACCTTGATGCACGAGTTATTTCATATTATAATATTTTATGCTGGAATAAATGTAAATGAACGAGGAGAAGAACCAATAGCAACAGCAGTAGGAAATGGATATGAAAAAGTTTTTAAACAAAACCCAAAATTATGGGGACAACTAACTAGGTTAATATATGGCAGTAGAATCTGATACAGAAAGAGCAATATTTTTTGATAGTGATGACTTTGCTAGTTCGGCAACTTTTACAGATGTTAGTGCTGGTACATCATCAACTATAAAAGGAATTTTTGACAAAGAATCAGTAGAACAAGCAGTAGGAGAAGCTGGTCTAATTGAAGAAGTTCCAGTTTTTACTTGTAAAACTTCAGATGTAAGTGATGCAACATTTAATGATACTTTAGCTATTGATGGTACAACATATTATATTAAAGAAATTTTACCAGATGGAACTGGAGTAACTAGAATAACTTTATCAGGATAATATGGCTCACATTAGAAAAACAATTAGAGAAAATGTTAAAACTGCAATAACTGGTTTATCTACTACTGGAACAAGTGTTTATGAAACAAGATACTTTCCTTTACAAACTGGAAATTTGCCAGCTTTAATAGTTTATACTTTAGATGAAACGATTGAAGATTATACTTTAGGTAAAAATACAAGAACTCAACAAAGAGCATTAAATTTAATTATAGAAGCACATTGTAGAGGAACTGCAAATATAGATGATACACTTGATACTATTGCCGAAGAAGTAGAAGAAGCAATGGTAACCGATGTTACTCGTGGAGGACACGCTAAGGATACAAAATTAGTCGCAACTGAAATTGAGTTTGATACAGCTAGTCAAAAAACTGGTTTGATGAGGTTGACCTATTTAATTCATTATAATACGATAGAAAACGCAGTACAAACAGGAGTATAATTTATGGCAAGTAATATAATAAAATTAAAATCGCCAAATGGTAATAGTGTTATTGAAGTATCAAAAGATATGGAAGAATATTATTTGAAAATGGGGTACACAAAAGATAGTGGTACTGATAAAAAACCATCATCATTTAGCAATAATGCTAAATTAAAAACAAATAAGGATAAATAACAATGGCAACACATACAGGAAGTTCAGGTATAATCAAAATCGGAACTAATACTATTGCTGAAGTAAGAAGTTTTACTATAGATACAACAGCAGAATTATTAGAAGATACAGCATTAACTGATACTTCAAAAACTTTCAAAGTTGGAAAAAAAGGTGCAACAGTATCAGTCGAGTGTTTCTGGGACGAAACAGACACTAATGGACAGATAGCTTTAGCTGAAGGTTCTTCTGTAGCAATGGATTTATTTCCTGAAGGTGCTGATTCAAGCGATTACTATTATAGTGGTACTTGGCTTGTAACTGCTACTTCAGTTTCTGTTCCTACTGATGGCATAATTGAAGCTACTTTTTCAGCTACTTTGACAGGTAATTTAAGCAGAAGCACAGTTTAATTTGACATTTGGCTTATAATTAAGTATTCACTTATTAATGAGTGATATTCTCGATAAAGCTAAAGAACATTTTAAATCTATTGACAGGAAAATTATTGAAGTTCCTGAATGGGATTTAACTGTCTATTCAAAACCATTAACATTAGCCGATAAAAGAAAACTTACTAGAACTACAAAACCTGATGATGTTACTTTATTTGCTGATGTACTTATTTTAAAAGCTGAAGATAAAGAGGGCAATAAACTTTATACTTTAGAAAACAAACATACCTTAATGCACTCGGTGGACCCAGAAGTAGTTGCCAGGGTGGCACAACAAATATTAGAAGTAATCCCAGTTGAAGACTGGGAAAAAAAAAATCAGGACAGATAAAGAATTAGTCAATATTCTACATTTAGCAAAAGACCTTAACTTGAAACTATCAGAGATAATGGATATGAGTATAAATGAATTTAATTTATGGTGTGCATTTTACGATAAATTAAATAAGGACAATAAATTTAAAAGATAATGGCAAGAAATAGATTACAATTTGATATTAACGCAAAAGATAAAACTAAACGAGCATTTAGTACATTAAAGCGTGGTCTTAAAGGAGTATCAAAAGCAATCTTTAATATGAAAACTGGTTTAGCTGCAGTTGCAGGTGTAGCTGGTATTGGTTTATTAATTAGAAGTTCATTACAATCAATAGACAAATTAGGAAAGTTATCAAGACAAGTATTTATATCAACAGAAGATTTATCAGCATTTAGATTAGCTGCAGATTTAGGAGGAACATCTTTAGAGGCGTTTGCTAAAGGTGCAAGAACATTAGCAGTTGGTATTAACGATTGGCTTGTTAAAGGAACTGGTATTGCTAAAGACGCATTTGAACAATTAGGAATTACCCAAGACGATTTAAGAGCAACAAATAATGATTTATTTGCACAGTTTCAATTAGTTGCTGACGCTTTAAATAAAATGGAAGATGGAACTGCAAAAACTGATGCGGCATATAAATTATTTGGTGGAAGAAATATTGAACTTTTAACTGCTATTGAAAATGGAACTCTCGGAATGGCAGAAATGCGTGCAGAGGCAGAAAGATTTGGTTTAGTTTTAGATAGTAAATTAGTTAAATCGGTTGAAGATGCAAATGATTCAATCGCAAGAACAAAATTAGTTTTTACTGGTTTAAAAGACCATATAACTATTGCACTTGCTCCAACTATTGAAAAAGTAGCAACAACTATTAGAGATAAATTATTAGGCAGTATCGAAGATACGCATGGTGGAATTAAAAACTTTTCAAATTTTTTAGTTGAAGAATTTTTAAATGCTATGGAAAAATTTATAAAAATGGTTGTTACATCTGTACCTGATATTCAAAATATGGGTATTGCAATTCAAAATCTTGCTATTGCTGCAGAAAATGTTGGAGAGTTTTTCACAATGTTTAATGACGATGGTTCTTTAAAATGGGTTTATACTTATAGAGAAATGATACCTTTAGTTTCAAAAGATATGGAGGCGTTAGAAGAAAAGTTAAGAGGTATTTCAGAAGAATTTAATAATTTAAGAAAAAATACAAATGAATCTAAAGAAGAAGAAAAGAAAGCATTATTTGATGTAGAAAAAGTTAGAGATATGATTCTTAAAAAAAAGAAAAAAGATATGGAAGAAGAAGCAAAAGCAGAGAAAGAAAAATTTCAAAAAATATTAATGTATAATCTTGAAAAAGCTAAAAAAGAAAAAGAAATTATTGCTCAAACTAAACAAGATATAAAAGATAATTTAGAGGGAACATTAACTATATTATCAGGTCATAGTAAAAAAGCGTTTGATATGCTTAAAGCACACAAAATAGCTGAAGCCATTGTTAATACTTACTCGGCAGTTATGAAAGCATTTGCAACTGTTCCTTATCCATTAAATTTTTTAGCTGCAGGTTCTGCTTTGGCTTTTGGTATGGCACAAGTTCAACAAATTAGAGCACAGAAATTTACAGCTAGACGACAAGGTGGAATAGTATCAGAAAATAAACCTTATATGGTTGGAGAGGGAGGACCAGAAACTTTTGTTCCTAATAGTGCTGGTACAATAGTTCCAGGTGGAATTGGTGGACAAAATGTAAATGTTAATTTTACTATTAATGCAGTTGATACTGCTGGGTTCCAACAATTACTAGCTAACGAAAGAGGTATGATAGTAAGTATGATTAATAGTGCAGTTAATCAACAAGGAAAGAGTAATATAATTTAATGAGTGGACAATTACCTACATCTCCAGTTTTTAATGCTATGAATTTTAAAAGTGAAGTTAATACTTTAATAAGTGTATCAGATAGTGGAAGAAGATTTGCAAGACAAATAGATAATCAAAGATGGAAATTTACTTGTAGTTATAAATTATTAACTAGAGCAGAATTTGCTCCTATACTTGCTTTTATAACTAAACAAAAAGGACAAAAAGAAACATTTACTGTTATTCCTCCAAAAATAAAAGATGCGTTAGGTTCTGAAACTACTACAATATCTGTTAATGGTTCTCATACTGCTGGAGATAGTACAATAGCAATAGATGGGTTTAATGCAGATTCTGCTGGTTCACTTAAAGCTGGAGATTTTATAAAATTTCAAAATCATACAAAAATATATATGGTGGTTGCCGATGTTACTCCAAGTTCTAATGCTGCAACTGTAACTATTGAACCTCCTCTTATTGAAGCATTAGCAAATGATGAAACTGTAACTTATGATAATGTTCCATTTACTGTTTATTTAGAATCATCGGTACAACAATATAGTTTAGGTATTAATGATTTATATAATTACGATTTTGATGTATGTGAGGCGTTTTAAAAATGAATAGAATAACTAGACAAATAGTAAGTCATATTTCTAATAAGGAAAAAAAAACTAAAGAAATGAACTTGGTTAAAAATTTAAAAAAGGAAGTTGAAATAGGTGCTAATGGTACTCAAAAATATGTTATTAAATCAGGAATAAATAAAGGAAAAGTATTATGAAAATGAATGAAAATACATCTGTAGATATGCCAATCAAAAATTTAATAAGTATAATAGGAGCTGTTGCAATAGGAGTATGGGCATATTTTGGAATAGTAGAAACGCTAAATAAACACAGCACTACTTTAGAGTTAATGCAAAAAGATTTAGAAGCAAATAGTGAATTTAGAATTAAATATCCTAGAGGAGAACTTGGTCAATCGTCTGGGGAGGCGGAGCTTTTTATGTTGGTAGAACATATGTCAGGATTAATTGAATCTATGGATACAGAATTAAAAGGTATGAGAAATAATAAAATTACTATTGATTTTTTAAAAGAACAAGTTTCAAAATTACAAGTTGATGTAGAAAAATTAATTAGAAATGGTAATGGAGCGCACTAATGGTTGAAGTTGTTTTTGCTCTACTTTTAATTGTTGACCACGAGATTAAGGAACACTTACATATGGATAGTTTGTCTAAATGTCTTAAAGCAAAAAGATTTGCTATGAAAGAAAAAAGTTCTGGAGATAGAGTGGTTTATAAATGTATTAAGTCTAAAGCAAATGTAGAAATTTATATGGGAGAGAAGAAAATAACTTCTTTAATATTAGAATAATGCCAAGACCAGTAAGAAAGTTAATAGTAAGATTAAGAATGTGGTATGCAGATATAAGAGGTCATCATGGAAAGAGATGGGATTATGAACCATCAAAATATTATATGAGAAAAAAAAGGTAAAATGAATGACACGAGGATTAACAACAGCAGTAAAAAACGCATTAGCTGGAACACCTACTTATTGTCATTTAGTTTATTTAGGATTTTCAACACCAGTAAGAAAAACAGATAATTCATTTACATTAACAAGCAGTATTGAGGGTTCATCAAATACTTATAACGCAGATGGAACTTTTATGGGAGTGGGTAATGTTGCTGAATCAAATACTCCTATTAAAAATAATATTGATATAATGTTTTCAGGTGTGGACCAATCTTTAATATCAACTTGTTTAAATAACGATGTATTAGGAACAGAAGTAAAAATATGGCGTGGAGTTATAAGTAGTGGTGCTTTAGTAGCAGACCCATTTTTATTATTTCATGGAAATTTAGATGATTTTAATATTAGTGATACTGGTAGTGGTGCAACTTTAGGAATGACTATAACTAATCACTTTGGTAATTTTGAAAAAATAAATGGTAGAACTACTGCCGATAATTCTCAACAAAGATTTTTTTCAGGCGATAAAGGTTTTGAGTTTTCTGCTTTAACAGTAAGAGATATTAAATGGGGTAGAGAATAATGAATTGGTGGAAACGATTTAAAATAAATTTAGCTAAAAAAATATTAAATGATAATGCTCCTACAGGAGAGTTTATTGCCTATATTAATAAAGATGAAGAAAGAAAATTAAAAAAATTAGGTGGGTTAGGAAAACCAGTTAATGAAACAGGAATAAAATCTTTTTTTAGTTTTAGTGATTTTGTAGGTGGTATTATTTCTGCTGGAACAAAAGCAGTAAAAGTTATTAGCAAAGTTTCAAAATTTTTTAGTAAATATTCAGCTTGGATAACTGCTATTAATATTGGAATAATGGTTATATCTTGGTTAAGAAAACCAGATACACCAGATACTCCTAATATGGATAATATTGTAGAGCAACAAGCAAAAGGTGTATTAGTAAATAAAACTTCTGCTAATGCTCCAATTCCAGTTATTTATGGACAAAGAAAAGTTGGTGGCGTTGGTGTATTCATAGAAACATCAGGAACCGATAATGAATATCTTTATATGATATTTACTTTAGCAGAGGGAATATGTAACTCATGTGAAAAATTATATATTGACGATAAAGAAGTAACTTTATCAGGAGCATTAACACATGGAGTAACAAGAACGGTAGCAAGTAGTGATTCAAATTTTTATAAAGCTGACCCAAATGATGAAAGTTCAAGTGCTGAATCTTTAATGAGTGTAACTTGGTATGATGGTAGGGACGACCAAACTTATGATACAACAGTAGGTGCTTTATCTAATTGGACTTCTAATCATAGATTGCGTGGCATTAGTTATTTAGCTATGAAGTTTAAATGGAACCAAGACGCATATATGGGAATACCAAATATAAACGCATTAATAAAAGGAAGAAAAGTTTATGACCCAAATTTAGATGGAACTAAAACTGGTGGTTCTGGTTCACATAGAGAAGATACAGCTTCAACTTGGGCATGGTCTGATAACCCAGTTCTTTGTACTTTAGACTATATGAGAAATTCAAGATATGGAATGGGAATTGCTAATAGTTATTTTGATGATAATTATGCTGATTGGCAAACTGCAGCCGATGTTTGTGATACAGATGTTACTCCTTATGGTTCTGCTAGTGCTATTGATTTATTAGATTGTCATTATGTTTTAGATACTAAAAATAAATGTATAGATAATTTAAAAAATTTAGTTTCTGGTTTTAAAGGTTATATTAATTATTCAAATGGAGAATATAAAGTTTTAGCTGAATCAACTGGTAGTGCTAGTATCTCATTAACAGAAGATAATATTTTAGGAGGAATATCAGTTCAAAGTTTAGATAGAAACGCAAGATATAATAGAGTTATTGTTACTTTTATAAACCCAGATAAAAATTATCAATCAGATGAAGTTCAATGGCCTCCAATAGATGATAGTGGATTAAGTAGTGCAGACCAACACGCAACAATGAAAACTGCAGATGGTGGATTTTTACAAGAGGGTAGATTTGATTTTCCTACTATTGCTAATATTTATCAAGCACAAGAATTAGCAGAAGTTATTTTGAGAAGAAGCCGAAATAATATGAATGTTGCTTTAAGATGTGATGCAACAGGATTAGATTTAATGGTAGGAGAATTAGTAAATGTTACTCACGCAACTCCATCATTTTCGGCTAAAACATTTAGAGTTCAAGGTATGCAAGTTTCAGCAGACTTAACTACTGAATTACAATTATCAGAATACCAAGCAAATTATTATACTTGGACAGCAAAAGCACAAGCACCAACAATACCAGATACTAATTTACCAAATCCTACAAGTGTTACAGCACCAGCTTCAGTTACTTTAACAGATGAATTAGTTGAGTATGGAGATGGAATTGTTATTACAAGATTAAACATAGTTGTTGGTAAGAGTACCGATAAATTTGTTCAATATTATCAAGTTGAAACAAAACAAACTACTGAATCAACATATAAAGTTATAGCAAAAGGAACAGTTTTAAATTACGAACAATTAAATGTAGTTGATGATAAAACTTATGATGTAAGGGTTAAGGCAATAAATTCTATGGGAGTATCATCAGGTTATACTTCAGCACAAAGAAAAATTGTTGGTGGAACTGAAATTCCAACAGATGTAACAGATTTATCTATAAGTATGGTTGGTTCAAATCAAATGGAATTAACTTGGACACCAGTAAATGATTTAGATATTAGTTGGTATGAAATAAGATACCAAGATGCTACAAGTGGTGCTACTTGGAATCAAAGCACAAATTTATGTAAAGTGGTAAGAAGAAAATCAGATAGTGTAACTGTTAATGCAAAGACAGGAGCATTTTTAATTAAAGCAGTTGACAAACTTGGAAATAGTAGTGCATCTGAAAGTATTGTTTATACTAATATTTCTGGGTTACAGGCATATAAAAATATATCAACATTTAGCGAGTAATTATGGCAACATTTGAAGGAACATTAGATAGTAATTTAGGAACAACAATAGATAACGCAAGTAGATTATGTTTAACTTTAGATACTATAACTCAATTTGATGATACTGTTGGAAATTTTAATTCAGCAGATGGAAATTTTGATTTAGGTGGAACTGATTCAACTTCTAATCCGACTTATTATCAAGCAAATATTAAATCTTCAGGATTTTATATTTATAATAATACACTATCTTTAGACGCAATTTATGATGTTACTTTTATGATTGATATAGGAATGTCTGCTGAAGATGAATATGATTTATTTGATAGTGGTAGAGGTGCTACTTTATTTCACGATGCAAAGGGTCCATTTGATGGTAGTGCCGAAGTTCATTGTGGAGGAGAGGTACAAATAGGTTCATCAGATTTAAGTCTTGGTGCTATTACAACTTTTCAAAAAATTGCTCAACAAAGTACAATAAAAGGTAGATATTTTAAATTTAGATGTAAATTAACTAATGATGATAATAAAACTAGACCAAAAGTTCATGCTTTATCTTTTTCAGTAAATTTTGAAAAAAGAACAGAATCAGCAGAAGATGTAGTTTCAGGAACAGGAACAAAAGCAATTACATTTACTAATTCGTATTATGCCACTCCAAGTATCGGTATATCTGCGCAAGGACTTGCAACTGGAGATTATTATAATATAACCTCTAAAAGTAAGACTGGATTTACTATACAATTTTTTAATAGTGGTGGTTCAGGAATAAGTAAAACATTTGACTGGCAGGCAGTAGGGTACGGCTTGAAGTCTTAATTAAAATAAGGTAGAAAAACAACATGGCACAAGTATCACAAATTACAATCGACAATCAGGGCTTCAGTGCATTTCGTACTGCGCTTAATAATAGTATAAATGCTTTGAACACTAATCACGCTGGAACTTCGGCTCCTGGTTCTGTAGCTACTGGAACGATTTGGATTGACACAACGACAGCAACAGCTTGGCAACCAAAAATTTATGATGGTGCAGCTTGGATTAATTTACCTTTTTATATTAATACAAGTACCAATGATTCAAATTTAACAACAACAGAAGTAACAAGTTTAGTACCAGCAGAAACTGACCCACAAGCTACTGCACTTGCAATCGCCTTGGGCTAGGTATATAGGAGATAATTATGGCAAATACTTTTAAATGTGTAACTTTTGCGGCAGAACCAGCAAGTGCTGGAACGCCCTACACAATGTACACAGTAGCAAGTTCAACAACAACTGTTGTTCTTGGTTTAATATTAACTAACATTCATACTGCGGCAATTACAGTCGAAGTAGAATTAGAAAGTAATACTTCAAATAGAGGTGGTGCTAACAATGTTGCAAACACAACATCATTTTTAGTCAAAGATGTAACGATACCAGCTGGAAGTTCTTTGGAATTATTATCAGGTGGAAAAGTTGTAATGGAAACAACAGATGTATTAAAAATAGATTGTTCAGTTGCAGATAAAATTTCAGGCACACTTTCTATAATGGAAATAACATAGGAGTAACTCGTGGCTTTTATAGGCAAAAAACCAACTCCAGCACCTTTAACAAGTTCTGATATAACAGATGGAATAATATCAAATGCTAAACTAGCACAAGATATAATTTCAGGAGATACAGCTTTAGCAACTGAACCAGCAGATACAGATGAATTTTTAGTATCTGATGCTGGAACATTAAAAAGAATTGATTATTCATTAATTAAAGCATCTCCAACTTATGTTTTACTTGGAACAACAAATGTAACAAGTGCTGCATCTTCAACTTCTTTTACATCAAATATTGATTCTACTTATAAAAATTATTTATTTACTTATACTGATGTTAGACCATCATCTAATGATGTAACTTTTAATATTAGATTTTATTCATCAGTCGGAAGTCCAGATACAGGAGGAAGTCAATATAGATTTGTAAATGAATATATAAGAGATAATGGTGATGAAAATAAAGCAGTTTCAACTGGTTCAAGTATAATGAGATTAACAAGCATGAGTGTAGGTAATGCGTCTAGTGAACTTTGTAGTGGTCAATTTATTTTACATAATCCTGCTGGAACAGATGGTAGAAAATTAATACATGGAACTGCAGTTGCTATGCAAGGAGATGAAGCAATTATGAGTGGCTATTTTGGTGGTACTTATACAGAAACATCAGTTGCAATAACAGGAGTACAATTTTTATTTAGTTCAGGAAATATTGCAAAAGGTATTTTTAAATTTTATGGTATTAATTAGGATTAAATTATGAAAAAATATGTAAATGGAAAATTAGTAGAATTAACAACAGAAGAAATTACTGCATTTGAAACTGGACAAGCAAAAGCACAAACTGAAATAAATGCAGAAAAACAAGAAAAGCAAGACGCAGAAACTAAAAAAGCATCTGGCAAAGCTAAACTAAAAGCTGGAGAAGCATTAACTGATGATGAAATTTCAGCTTTATTTGGAGATAATTAATGGCATATATAGGAAAAGAACCAATAGTAGGAAACTTTCAAAAGTGTGATGCTATATCAGTAGTCAATGGTCAAGCGGCATATACATTACAAGTTAGTTCTACAAATGTAGTTCCTGAAAGTGCAAATCATATGCTGGTTTCACTTAACGGAATTTTACAAGCACCAGTTAGTTCATTTACAGTATCAGGTTCAACTTTGACCTTTGCTTCAAATTTGGCAACTGGCGATGTTATAGATTTTGTAATCTTGTTAGGTAATGTTTTGGACTTGGGAGTACCAAGTGATGCAACTGTAACCAATGCAAAATTAGCAAGTGATGTTATTTCAGGAGAAACAGATATAGGTGCTGGTTTAGCAGATGCAGATTTAATCCTAGTAGATGATGGTGCTGGTGGAACTTTAAGAAAATCAGCTTTATCAAGAATGAAAACTTATATTGGTGGTGGAGTTACAGAAGTAGACCAATGGAGACTTTCTTCAGGTTTTGATGGAAATGCAAATCCTATAGCATCTAATTTAGAAAGAGTTGATACAGCACCACAAGGAAAATTAGGAACTGGTATGAGTGAAAGTTCTGGAATATTTACTTTTCCATCAACTGGACATTGGTTAGTAAAATTTAATATAAATTATGTCGGTAACTCAGATGGAGATATAAGACAAGCTGGGGGAACTATTGATGCTACTACAAATAATTCAAGTTATTCTCAATTAGCAGAGGGTTTTAATGGTTGTAATAATCATGGTTCAAGTTACAGCATGTGTACTGAAATTAGCACAATTTTAGATATAACAGATACGGCAAATCAAAAAGTAAGATTTCAAGCATTTACAACAACAACTGGTGCTACTTGCTCTGGAGATAGTGCTAACAACAGAACATTTATGACGTTTATTAAATTAGCAGATACATAGGAGATAAATTAAAATGACAGAACAAGAATGGTTAAATTTTGCATTAGCAAAAATGCACTCAGGTCAATGGTTTGGTTGGAAAACACATGATGATAGTGGAAACAAAATTCCTAACAATCAAAGAATGACTTATGAAAATATTATAGTACATGACAATTCAATCACAAAACCAACTGAAGCAGAAGTAAATGCTAAAATTGAAGAATTAAAAAATTTTCAAACAACTTTTACAGACAAACAATCATCTGGCAAACAAAAACTAAAAGACTTAGGATTAAATGATGACGAAATAAAAGCATTGATGGGAGCATAACATGGCTCTTAACTTTGCTAACAACAACTCCTTATCAGCAATCACAACTAAACCAAGTGGTTTAAGTGGTGGTTCAATGAACCTTATCTCTACACAAACTGCATCAAGTTCAGCTACAATTTCTTTTACAAGTGGAATTGATGATACCTATGATGAGTATGTGTTTAAGTTTTATGACATACATCCAGCAACCGATGGTGCAAATTTAACTTTTCAAAGTTCTACTAATACTGGGTCAAGTTATGGTGTAACAGCAACAACAACTTGTTTTATATCTAGGCATCACGAAGATGATAGTGCAACTGCATTAGTTTATCAAACATCAGATGATGAAGCACAATCTACAAATTTTTTAAGATTATCTTCAGGAAGTGGAGGTGATAATGACCAATCATTAGTAGGAACATTACATTTATTTTCACCATCTGACACGACATTTGTAAAACATTTTATTTGTAGAAATCAATATTATAACGATAGCGATATTTCTATTGATTGGTATTTAGCTGGGTATTTTAACACGACAAGTGCTGTAGATGCAGTTCAGTTTAAATTTACATCTGGCAACATAGATTCTGGGATCATAAAATTATTTGGAGTAAGCTGATGTCTTTAGTTAAATACAACAACAATAGCATAAGTGCTGTAACCTCTGCTGCTGCAATACCAAGTGGAGCTATGACACTTATTAAAAGTGTTACAGCGTCTAGTGATTCAACTATTAGCTTTGTTGATGGCACATCAGATGTAGTATTGGATAGCACATATCCTATTTATTTATTTAAGTTTATAAATGTTCATCCTAACGGAAATGATAGAAAATTTTATATGCAAGGAAATGCTGTTGGAGGTAGTGGTTATAACGAAACTATTACATCAACTTATTTTAGAGCATATCACAACGAAGCTGGCTCAACTGCTGTATTAACATATGAAACAGGTGCAGATTTAGCACAAAGCACAGGTGTAAAAGAGTTAATTGATTCTTTAGGAAGTGATAACGACCAAAGTATGTGTGGAGAAATGTATTTATTTAATCCATCAAGTACTACTTTTGTAAAACATTTTATGAGCAGATGTACTAATTATCATCAAGGAGATTTTAATTTACAGGTTTTTACTGCTGGATATTTTAACACTACATCAGCTATAGATGAAATACAGTTTTCAACAAACACAGGAAGTTTTGAAACTGGTACATTTAAACTCTACGGAATTAAGGATAGTTAATGAGTATTGTTAAATTAAATAATAGAGGTGTAAAGAACGCAACTGCTTTTGGTAGTATTACTGGTTTAGGCAGTATGACATTTATTAAAAAGCTAACAGCTTCTAGTTCTGCAACTTTATCTTTTGTTCATGGAAGCAGTGATGTTGTTCTTGATAATACTTACAAGGAATATGTATTTACATTTAAAAATATTCATCCATCAGGAGATGATGTTGTTTTTAGTTTTCAAGCTAGTACAGATGGGGGAAGTAATTACAACACAACAGCGACTACCACTTTTTTTAGAGGATTACATAATGAATCAGATTCAGCTTCTACAGTTGAATATGGTACAAGCCATGATGAAGCACAAACAACTGGATTTATTGATGTAGATGCTTCTATTGGTGGAGATAATGACCAATGTGCTAATGGAATTATGCAAATTTTCAATCCAAGCAGTTCTGTTTTTGTAAAACATTTTATTTATAATGGTGCAAGTGTTTCTTCAGGAGATTATGCAGTGGATACTTATACTGCTGGATACTTTAATACCACAAGTGCAATAAATGCTATTCAATTTAAGTTTGCTAGTGGTAACATAGATGCTGGAGATATTTGCCTTTATGGCATAGCTTGATAAACAATGAATAAAGGAGTATAAAAAGATATGGCAAGACATCATAACATAAATGGGAACATAGTACCTTTTACAGCTGAAGAAGAAGCACAAAGAGATGCTGAAGAACAAGCATATTCTGATGGTGCGTTTGATCGTGCTATTGCAGATTTAAGAAATAAAAGAAATAATAAATTAGCTGAAACTGATTTTTATGCTTTATCAGATGTAACTATGTCAGATGAAATGACACAATATAGAAAAGATTTAAGAGATTTAACTACTGGTCTTTCTACTGTTGAAGATGTTGAAGCTGTAACTTGGCCTATTAAACCTGAATAGGTTTATTCTATCTAAAAATTTCGGTATATAAAATGAATGAAAGTAATTCTAATTTTATTTATGTGTTCATATTCTACTGGTCAATGTTTACCACCTTATCAATTTCCTACTGAATTTAATGATATGTATGAATGTTTAAACGCTGGTTATTCAGAATCATTAAAAAAATCAAAAGAAATAGGTAGAAAAGATATAAATGAACATGAGATATTTATTAGATTTGTTTGTAAAAAAGTAGATAAAGTAAAAGTTGTAACTTAATTAATATTTGTATAGAAGCAAATTATGAAAGTAACTAAAGTTTGTGTCATTGGCGATTTACACGATGCACCAGCAATTCCTAAAGACCGATTAAGATGGCTTGGTAAACATATTAAAAATACTAAACCAGACCAAGTAGTTCAAATAGGAGATTTTATGAGTTTAGATAGTTGTTGTTGGCATATTGATAACGCAACTATGCAAGCAAGAAAAAATAAAGGTACTTTTATAGAGGACATTGAATCATTTGATATTGCTTTAGCTGAATTAAATAAAGGACTTGGAAATTATAAAGTTAAAAAGCATGTAACATTAGGTAATCACGAAAACAGACTTTGGAAATGGGAAGATAGAAACCCAGAATATTACAATATAGGTAAACGAGAATTGTTTAAAACTTTAAAGAAGTATGGTTGGACAGCGAGTGAATATGGGGAGTTCTATTTTGTAGATGGCGTAGGGTTCACTCATGTACCTTTCAATGTTATGGGTAGGGAATTTGGTGGTGTTAGCGTTGAAAGAAATATCGGACAAAGTAGTTTATTCGATGTGGTGTTCGGCCATACGCATAAATTTAATGATGTAAGATGTCCTAAAATTGGGAACTCAAATTATATTCGAGTAGTAAATGTAGGTTGTTCGTTACCTATGAATCATATAGAAAGCTATGCTAAATTATCAACTACTGGTTGGTTTTGGGGTGTGGTTGATATTTCTATTTATAACAGTAAGATTCAAGAAGTTAGAACAACAACTATGGATACTCTTGAATTAACCTATGGGAGATAAATTATGGAAGATGTTAAACAAAGAATTAAAGAACATGAGGGGTTTAGGGATACTATGTATTCCGATAGTCTTGGTTTCGCTACTATCGGTTATGGGCATTTGGTATTACCTACCGATAATTTTGTGGAAGGTGTTACTTATCCTAAAGAACAGCTTGAAGCTATTTTTGAAAATGATTTTAAAATTGCTTTTAACTCTGCGAATGACTTAGTAGATGGATTAGAACTTAATCATATTGCTAAAGGCGTAATTATAGAAATGTGTTTCCAACTCGGTAAGCCAAGAGTTATGAAATTTAAAAAGATGTGGGAAGCATTAAGAAATAATGATTTTGAAGAAGCTGCAAACCAAATGATAGATTCAGCTTGGCATAAACAGACAACTAGCCGATGTGAGAGTTTAGCTGCAACTAT